TAGGTACTCAGGTATGATACCATAGATGTCATTGATGCAGTACTCATCAAAGAGCTCATGCCTATCAAATGGACTAAACTCATAAGGCTCAAAGGTAAGCTCTCCCCATTGGTCAATGTGATGTTGCCTGTATAGAATAGATGCTATATGACAGAGGTGCTTGATGTAGTCATTAGCAAAGAAGTACTCTAAGTCAATGAACTCACCACAGGTCAGCTTAGATAGTGGCTTGACCTTCCACTTATCAATGTCTCTCTTGTAGTTCTTAGATGGCTCAGAGTTAATGAATGTAATATCCTTGAGCATGGCACTGACCTCACTCACATCTAAGTCCTCAAGGTCATCAGAGCTGACACCTGCAAGAGCTGAGAGTATCTCTACCTCCCTGGCGAATACCTCCTCAATAGAGTACAGCTCTCTTATCTCTTTAAACTGCAGGACATCTATCTCACTCCACGACTTCGGCAGGTGCATCCTTTGGCATTTGCTTAGCTAACTTCTGACCAATCTCAACTAAGAAGGGCACAACTAACTCAGCCTTGAGCTCTCTTATCATCTTAGACTTATGCTTGATATGAGTAGAGTCATAGTGTTCAGTCTTAGTCAAGTCATCTCTCTTGAAGAGGATGGCAAGCATCTCAGATAGGTATCCTTTATGCTTAGAGTTAAGCACCTTCTCGATGTGCTTAGTATCTCTAACAGATAGCTTGAACTCTTCACCCTCAAAGGCAGTGTAGTTATAACCATCAAGCTCAATACTTGACTTAAGCTCAGGCTTGCCTTTAATGTTATTAAACTCCTTGACATACTGTCTGAACTGCTCAATAGTAGTATCCTCAAAGTCTGACTCATTGAGTCCTAATACTTCAAATACTTTCAAGTGTTTCTCAATAGCATCTAACTCATTAATAGCATGGATAGATGTAATGTCCTCAAACTGCTGAATGTTTAATTCACTTAACTGATTAGGGATTTCTTTGTCTAAAATTTTTACCATAGATTTTAATTTTTAACAAATATAACACTTTCTACAATATAGGCATGGATAGACCTGTCTATAAGATAACTATTGACCCTGAGTACTCTGATGGAGAGGACTTAGGTATTGAGATGATTGCCTTCACCTCGAAGCCTGCTATTAAGGTTAAGGGTATGGCATTCAATCAAGCGACTCCAATGACATTTTCAGATGACATTAAGATGCGTATTGTAGCTCCTGCTATGATACCAATGTCAATCTATCGTAGAGATGAGGATGGCACTGAGTATGATGTGCTATTCACAGAGGAGGTCATTGAGTCTATCCATGCTAAGTTCATGCAGAATCTACAGAACAGAGATATCTTTAACTTAGAGCATGAGGCACAGGAGAAAGTTCCTGCCTACATCCTTGAGGCTTGGATAGTTGAGAACCCTAAGAAGGATAAAGCATTCACTACCTATGGTATTGAAGTACCTAAGGGAACTCTAATGCTAACAAGTCAAGTAACTGATAAGGAATACTATGATAGCCTTGTTGAGTCAGGTCAAGTAGGGTATTCTATTGAGGGATTTCTTGGACTTAAACTATCGGAATTATTAAAACTAAATACAATGAAGTTACCTGATGGAGAACACTTGATTGAGGATAAAATCTACGTTGTTAAAGACGGTGAGATTATCGAAATCAAAGAAAAAGAAAAAGAAGAATTAGCAGAAGAGCCAGCTGTTGAGGAGGAAGCTGAGACTACAGTTGAGGATGCTGCTGAGGATGTACAAGAGGAAGAGGCAGATGCTGCCGCTGAGGATGTTGAGATGGCAGTTGATGTTGCAACAGATGCAGAAGCTGTGCTTGCAATAGTATCACCTGTGATAGAGGAGCAAGTTAATCAACTACTTGCTATCATAGCTGACCTTAAGAACCAAATGGAGGAGTACTTAGCTCCAAGAGAAGAGGAGATTGAGGTTGAGGCTAAGAACCAAAAGATGAGCTCAAGAGAGCTATTTAAAGAATTTGTAAAATTTTCAAAAACCAAATAAAAATGAATCGCAATTTAAAATTTAATTTAGAGGTTGAGACTAACGCATTATTGTGTGCCAACCCTGAGGAGTTCTACTCCAAAGCATATCTCCAATCAGAGGATATCGCATCTAACTTTCGTTCTTTACCTGGCATCAAGTCTAAGACTAAGTTAGCAAATGTAACTTTTGGAAACATCTTACAAGCATCTACTTGTAACTTCTCTGCTCCTAATGATTCATTAGATGCAGTTGATATCGATGTATGTCCTTTGTCAGCTATGGCTCAATTATGTCAGTTTGACTTAGAGCAGTCATTCTTAGCTTTGCAAATGGCAAAAGGTTCTAATGGTGATTTCACTGTTGCATCTTTCATGTCATACTATTGGAATGAGATGGCAATGACTATCGGTCAAGATATCGAGTTGTTGAGATGGCAGGGTGATGTATTATCTGAGGATCCATTATTGGGTCTTTGTAATGGATACTTAGTAGGACTTTGTGGTGATGAGGCTGTGAATGGATTGTATGCAGGTGCTATCGATACAACAAATGTACTTGACCAATTAAGTGCTACACTTGCTCTTGCTCCTTCAACTATTAGCAGAAGAAAAACTGAGTTAAGATTTTATGTATCTACTAATGTAGCTAATGCTTATGAGCTTGCTGCTGCACAAGGTAACACTTTGACTTATGTTACTACTCCATTAGGTTTGACTTTCTTAGGTATCAATGTAGTTGTTTGTGAGGGTATGCCTGACAACACTATCTTGTTGACTTTGAGAAATAACCTTATCTATGCATTTGATGCAGAGGGTGATGACAAAGCATTGAAAGCTGTTAACTTATCTGATTCAGTTGCTGAGCCTTATTTGAGAACTCGTGCTAACATGAAAGTAGGATTCCATTATGTTAACCCTGCAGAGATTGTGTTGTATAACGTATGTTTCGACTAATCTCTCCCTTATATATAACGGGGGTAGCAATACCCCCTATTTTTAAACATTAAAAAAAATTACCGATGAGCTGTGCTACCCTCGAGACCATTTTGAAGAGTTGTGATAACAACTCCGGTGGTATATATAAATTTTATGTGAACAGACAAGATCAAGTTGATGAGACTACTCTATCACTTGCTCCTGCTCCACTTGATTACACTATAGATGCTCTCAACTTAATTGGTGGAGGTGATACCTTCATTGAGTTAGAGTTCAGAAGAAACGTATCCTCATACACTGAGGACTCTGCTATTGACTTGATTAATGGCTCAAGCTATGTAACTGCAACTATCAATTTGATGTTCCATAGAAGAGACCAAGATAAGTCAAAAGCAATTAAGATATTAGGAGCAGGACAACAGTACTTAGCAGGTATTATCCAAGATGCTAATGGTAAGTATTGGTACTTCCCTTACTTGCAAGTAAGTGCAACAGGTGAAGGCTCAGGAACTACAAGAGCAGATGGCTCTAAGTACAGTGTAACACTTGTGGCTGAGAATGAATTTTTAGCTTATGAGATTGATGCTGCTGTAGTAGCAACTCTTATTTAATCTTGCCATAGATTAAGTTCAGCAGAGAGCTCCACTTCGGTGGGGCTTTTTTAATAATTATTCCTTTGAGATACAATATAGGTATGATATATCTTGAGAAGGATACTGTTAACACCTTTGTGTTGACTCTTACAGAGGTTACAACCATCTCTAATCCTTATTATTTATTTGAATTTGAGGATGAGTTTGACACTACAACAGCTCCTATCTATTGGCAAGGCACTGATACATCACCTTATCCTTCAAGATATAACCTATTCACTATTGATGAGCCCACTGATGTAGAGCTTGTAAAAGGTCAATACAGATATAAAGTCTATCAGAGTCCTACTCCAACAGTTGACCCTACAGGACTGACCATGATAGAGGAAGGTCGCATGGTAGTGGCAGGTATAACAGTTAATTCAATCTATGACTAATGGCATGGTATAATATTTTTTCAAGCAATAAACCCCAATCTGCTGAGATAGTAGAGGGATATCAATCATTTAGTACTCCATTTCAGAAGGTAGGAGGAGCTAACCTATCACTTCCTTATGTCAATGGTCGCTATCAGATAGCAGGATACATCCCTTTCGGGCAAGATAACCTATATCCTGAGCTACTCAATCAACTATACTACTCATCACCTTTGCATGGTGCTATAGTTGACTTTAAGACCAACTCAGCAACGGGTGGAGGATACACTATTGAGACTGAGAAAATGTCTCAAGAGGATAAGCTCAAACTCTATACCTTTGAGAGAAAGCTCAAGTTAGGTAAAACTATCAGAGCCATAGCTCAGCAACTTATAGTACATCATCGTGTGTATTTTAAGCTGTGTTATAATAAGAAAGGAGAGATATATAAGGTTGAGAACATCTCACCTGAGAGAGTTAGAATATCAAGAGACAAAGAGACATACTTCCTTTGCGATGATTGGACAGCTCGCATAGATGTGAGAGAGATTAAAAAGTATCATCCTACTAATACTGACCTTGAGCAGCTATATTGCTATGAGTTAATGACATTAGGGCAGGAGTGGTATCCATTACCACAGTACACAAGTGCTTTGAACTTTGCATTCTTATCAGGTGAGCTTAGCTACTTTGCTAAGAGTAACATTCAAAACTCAATATTTCCATCCTTTGCTATGATGTTCCCTAAGAGACCACAGTCAGAGGAGGAGAAACACATGATTAAGCAGACCATTGATAGGTTGAAAGGAGCTGCTAATGCAGGGAAGGCTGTTGCATTCTTTGCTAACAATCAAGACCAACTACCTAAGATAGAGAGCCTACCTACTAATAGCAATGATAAGCTATTTCAAGAGGCATCATCTCTCAACACAGAGCAGATATGCTTTGCTCATACCATTGATCCCATACTTATGGGAGTACGCACTCAAGGAGCACTTGGCTCAGGTAGTGATATCAAGCAGGCTTATGTTGTGTTTGAGAAGAACGTAGTCATGCCATTGAGAAGGCAAGTTGAGGAGATAGTAAATGAGATAATGACCATTGCTAAGATACCAGGTAAGTTCTCAATTAACAACTTCCAAATTATTAATGAGACCATCATAGAGCTTGAAGGTGATACCTCTAAAACATCTGATGCATTGAACTCACTGAGCCCATTAGTAGCTACTAAGGTACTTGAAAAGATGACACCTAATGAGATAAGAGCTCTTGCATCTTTGCCTCCAATAGAGGGTGGAGATGTGATTGCAAGTGATAACCCTACAACACCTGCATAATGAACTACTTTATAACAGAGACATACTTAAAGACTAATACACCTATCACAGCCAATGTTGATGTGACAGATGTCACTCCATACATAGCAACACAGGCACAGCTCAGAGTTATGCCTATCTTAGGCACTACATTCTACAACTATCTACTCACTAAATACAATGCTCAGACATTGACTAATGATGAGGAGGTACTTGTGGCATATATTCAGCCTGTAGTGGCTTGGAGGAGTGCAGAGGATGCTGTGTTTGGCTTGACATACCAACTTAAGAACAAAGGACTGCAGACTCAGTTCGGAGATTTCTCTTCCTCAGTGACACGTAGTGAGGTGGCATTCGGCATGGAGCACTATGCTCAGAAGGCATCCTTCTTTGAGACTCGACTAACAAGGTACTTGATAGCTAATAAGGACTTGTATCCTGAGTTTACTGCAGAGGTGAATAGAGATACTGACCTAAGACCTATGATTGACCACTGCTCATGCAACTGTGGAGAGGTATGTGATATGCACTGTCCTTGTGGAGGATTTAGAGAGAATGGTTATAATAACAGTATATTGATTTTGTGATGGGATTTAATGAAGTAGCATTTACAGTGATAACAATACTCATATCAGGGATAGGGTATTTTTTAAAGAGTTTACATTCTGATTTAAGAAATGTCATGAAGGAACAAAAAGATATCATTGAGACTCAAGGTAAGCTCAAGGGCAAGATAGAGCTTGTTGATAATGAAGCTCGCTTTAAGTATGAGGCTATTGAGAAAATGACTCAGTTAGAGATTAAACACCTTGCAGAGCAGATAAGTGAGCTCACTCAATCAGTAAAGAAACTAATAGAAATAAATTTAAGATGACAATAGCACAAAGATGGTCAGCTCCTACTCCAAAGTTTTGGAAGGGAGTGCAAAAGATAGCTATAACACTTGGAGCTGTGGCAGGAGTTATCCTCACTGCACCTATCTCACTACCTGCATCTGTAGTTACTGCAGCAGGATATGTGGCAACAGCAGGCACAGTAGCCGCAACACTATCACAGTTGACAATCCAGGATGGAAAATGATTTATATGTTGACAGCTTGCTTAGAGCTAACTGCATCA